TTTCTATAGCAGCTGCGTGAGCTTGCTTTATATCTTCTGACGAGTTTGGTATTCCACCTATTTCTCTTTCTGTTACAGATAACTTATTATAAAGTTTATCAGGTCTATTCATAGAGTATCCTCTATACCCTCGTCTCTTTAAATAATACAATAATCTAGGTTTATTGTTTTCACATAATATAGGCATTCCATAAAATACCAATGCCATTAAAACATCTTCAAAAAACATTTCAGCGGTTTGTGGCCTAGCTACATATTCTAAAAAGAAAGTGTTAGGAGGTGCATCCTCCATACTAAAAGTAGTTAAACCGTGCAAAGCACCCTTCGATCCTCTCCCATCTGTTGTTCCTGATATATCATAGCTATCACAACCAAACGCCCCAATGTGATCATTGCCGGGGTGTCTTACCCCATTTTTAATCACTTGTTTATTTTGTAAAGCAATCTTAGGAACCCAAGAAACTTTAAATCTACCGTTTGGATTTGGTGAAAACATAACTTTGCTATCTTTAACACCATGCTCCCAGTTAAAACTACCCGTAGTAACTACTGCTGAGCTTTTTAAATCTTCGTTATAATCTATTTGTTCGTATATTTTTACTAAATTGAATATACTATTTTTTGTTTCGTCTCTAAATGCGTGTTCTTCTGTTCTAGGAAACTGTCTGTAGAACTCATTTAAAGCATCCTGGTCGCCTTTTAAACCTTCCGCTTCATTATCCCAATGTTCGATGACACCGACCTCGATAGACTCTCCGTGTGGTCCAACGCAATCTTCTGATGGATCTTCGAATACAGGCATTCCATAAGAATCAATGAATCCCTCGTAATTCCATTCCATAGGAACGAACAGAGAATATAATCCTGACTTAGTCTGTCCATTGCGGTTTCGTTTTGTAACGTCTGAGTCATTATATAGTTTTTTGAAGTTCTCTCCTCCTTTATCTAAAGCGTTTGATGTACTTCCCATCATACACTTACCGATAATTCTAGCCCCTAGTCTTAATGTTGTTTTCGTGACCCTCCAGTTGTTGAGAATGTTGTCCGGCCTTTCCCATTTACCCGATTCATCGTGGACGAGGAGTTTAAGTTTCTCCCCATCGTAGGAGTTGTCACCCGTGTTCTTCCAGTCGATTGTGGTATCAAGACCCTCGAGGAGCTCCTGATCTTTCTTATTCTGTAAGGATTTTCTAGTGAGTCTACTGGCTGGGATTCTATAGGCAAGTTCGGTCTTGGGCCTGTCCATACCGTCCTGGATCGGTTTGAAAAAGAAGGGGTAGTTAACGGATATTGGTACAACCTTATCAGTGAACATTTTCTTAGCATCGGCTCCAGACTTAGACAAGATACCGTACCGTGCATCCGACGTAATTGTTGCCATATTAACGGTCTCTGCTGAAGACATAAATGAAAATCCGGAACGACGGTTCTTAAGGTAACACATTCCGTAACATCGTGAGTCTGCCTTGCAAGCCTCCCAGAATAAAAAGAATAGTCTGTTTGCTTCCCTAAAGTCTGGTTTCCCAACGTCAATCTTGCTCCACTGCAAGTACATAAAGTGAGTGCCAGTAATGTAAGTAGCCATGCTCTTATTATTGAACCAATGGCCTTCTTCTCTGCGCTTGAATTGTTCATCTATATATGGTTCCCATTTTTCTTTGAAGTCTTCAGGATAATCTCGCCAATCAAAAACACTTTGTATTTGTTTTAGCTCTTTCGGGTATTCATCTGCTACCCACTTATCACTAGACTTATTAATTTTGACTGGTTCTTTTGGCAATGCAATTTTTAAATTCTGTATATTGTATATTTCACCAATTTGCCCAGTCTTACTTATAACAACAACATCGTGTTCCTTGTTGTATCCATACCTCCATTTTTTGCTTTTATTTAACCTTGATATTGTGGTTTGCTTTATGGGAGTTATTACGCTATATAAAGTCTGCTCGTACATTACTTGCTTCTTTTTTCTGCGAACCCTGAAAAAGTTTTCTTCTTTTCTTCCTCTTTAGGTTTGTTTTCTAATATAGCTTCTTCTTCTTGTATTCTTGATAATATTTCGAACGCGTCGAATATAGCCAGCTTTTTAGTGGCTGCCGCATTCTTAAGCCTATCAGCTGATATGTCATCGTCGGAATCTACAATAGGTTCCTTAGCTACTTTTATTAGCTCTTCAACCGCCCGCTGCCCAGCTAGGATTATACTCTTCTTCGTTTCCTTGATATTCATATTTAATTGTAATTTGATTGGTAGGAACTCGATACATTTTTTGTTTTTCAATTAAAAACTCATATTCTGTTCCTGGACTAAAACCCACTAAGTCACCAACGGTCATAACTTTTAAGCTAGTGTCTTTGTATTTTAGTATGCCTATTAACGGCTTCTCAAAGTCGGTAGAGAACATCTTGTCCTCTTTTATAGGCGCTACAAAGTTAAATCCTTTTATAGGCTCCCATTCTTTTTTCGCTTTACGAGCAAATATTTGGGAAGGTGATACAAAGTACATATTGTCTTTGTAAAAGCTCTTGCTGTTTTTTTCAATACCACGTATGTCTCTAAATCTCCTAAACACGTTGTGATGTAATATTACCTCGTCTCCTATGTTAACACCTATGTCGTTGACACTAGGAACCATAACTACAATACCTACTCTAGATACAAAGTTGTGGTTTTGAAGCTCAGTGTTTAATATTAATTCTTTACCGTCTACATCTTTGGTATTAGTGTATCTGCTGCTTTTAGGAACTACAACAAAATCAAAAATACCCTTCATTAATAATCAATATTATATTCTATAGCTATAGCCATATTTTTATTGAAGTCTTTCCAGGGAATAACATCAGATCCTTTTTTAATATAGACAGAGTACTTTTCTTCTTCTTCTATAATATTAACTATAGTATGACCACCATACACTTCCTGTCCAACAGAATAGTGCATGGCGTCATTTTTATAGTCTTTCCCTATACTAATCTTCCTTAGAAGGCTCATTTAACTCTCCTGTATTAACATCAATAATTTTATCTCCGTACTTAACTTGCAATTCTTTTTGTTGCTCATCAAGTTTAACTTTCACTTGCGCGAAGGTGTGGAGTAATTCATGTTTTTGTAACTCTAAGCCGCCAATTTGTGATTGTACACTATTCAGCTGCTTAATAATGTTAGTTAAAGCTTCTAATTCTTTTTTTGTTAACTTCTCTACTTTTTTCATTTTATTATATTTAATTGTCTTTGTTGCTGGATTTTTTTGCTTTCTCCCAAGTACGCCCAACAAAATACGCACCATATACTGTCACAAGAAGAGTTTGGAATATTGGGATATACTCTTCTGCTATTTTAAATTCTCCAACGTTTCCATCAAAGAACGCACAAATAGTAAATATAAACGTTAAGTATATAAGTACCATAGGGCGTATGTTTTTAGAAAGGAAAGAATCTGAATTCATATCTGATTCCCATCTTCTAGTAACTTGCTCTTGGCCTTCTTTATCTGCTTGCTCAAGAATCTGAGTAATAAGTCTTTTTGCTTCTAGCTTCTCTTCTTTTGTTGTTGTTAAGTCATCTAGTACTTTACCAACTTCTTTTATAACAGAACCTGTTAGCCATTGCCATAATTTTTTCATTACTTTCCGTAATACCCGTTCTTGTAGTTTTTACCTACAGCTTTTGGACCAAGACTTTTAGCTGGTGTTTTTTTGTCTTTAACTCCTTTGCCTTCAGCTACTATACCCGCGTAGAGCTTTGGATTAGGATTTGTGCCCTTAGGTCCAAAAGTTGCAGTTTGCCCTGCTGTTTGCTTAGCTACTGGTTCAGGAGCTGTATCAGCTGATTTTGTAGCATCGATGGTAGTTGATTGGAACTTCTTGTAATGATCTTTACCCATTAAAGATGTGTCGCTTTATACTTAGCTACGCTACCTACGTCTAACAAAGGCTCTTGTACCTTCATTCCGCCTTGGGTAGAATGTTGTATTCTCGATGTGATTGGTTTATTGTAAC